TGGCACATATTTGCCAGGTAAAAGCATTTGCTTTGTTATCACGAGGCCAAAGCCACGTGAAGTGTGGGCTGCAGATTTTAGAGATCGCATCGTCCACCATCTATTTTATAACCACGTTTCACCTAGGTTTTATGCATCATTTATCGCAGACAGCTGCGCATGCATACCCGAACGTGGCACGCTGTATGCCGTAAAAAGGCTAGAAAAAAAGATACGCAGCGCTACTCAAAACTGGAGCAAGCCAACGTTTTATCTAAAGGGTGACCTAGCCAACTTCTTTGTGGCCATCGATAAGAACGTATTACACAAGCAGCTTGCAAAGAAGATACATGAGCCTTGGTGGTTGTCACTAGCCGATTTAATCTTGTTTCACGATCCACGCAAAAACTATGAGTTACGTGGTGAAGCAACCAAGCTGAATTTAGTGCCAGAACATAAGCGTTTAGCCGAACAACCAAGCCATTTAGGCTTGCCAATTGGCAATCTTAGCTCACAGTTTTTTGCCAACGTCTATCTGAATGATCTAGACCAATTTATCAAACACAAGATAGGTGCAAAGCATTATGTGCGCTACGTAGATGACTTCATTCTGCTGCATGAATCACCACAATGGCTTAATGCTGCATTGATTGAAATTAATGCTTTCTTGCAAGATAAATTAAATGCCAGGCTAAATCCAAAGAAAACAATCCTGCAGCCTGTTGATCGTGGGGTGGATTTTGTAGGCCAAGTGATTAAACCTTGGAATAGATATACACGCAAACGCACTGTTAATGAGGCAGTAAGCCGAATTAACGCTACAAAGAAAGATAAGTTATTTGAAGTAGCAAATAGCTACTTTGGACTAATTGGACAAGCATCCAGTAGCCATCAAGACCGCGCAACTATTGCTAATGTTATGCGTGGCAAAGGTTACTGCGTTAACAAGGATTTAACAAAGATATACAGAAAGGCTAAATGTGAAGCCTGATATCAGAAACTCTGAATTGGCGATGATCCACATCGCTAAAAAAGCGCTGGGTATGGATGATGAAACCTATCGCTCCATGTTGTTTACCGTGGCACGTGTCACCAGTAGCCGTGAGCTGGATTATGCAGGCCGCGTTGCTGTGCTCAACCACATGAAAGCGCGTGGATGGAAGAATACGCAAACCGCGCCAGATGTCGCCAAGGCCAAGCAGGCGTTGATCAGCAAGATTGGCGCGTTGCTGGCTGATATGCAACTGAGCTGGCCTTATGCAGATGGCATTGCCAAGCAAATGTACAAACGTGAAAAGTTGCAATGGTGCAAGCCGGCCGAGATGCGCGGCATTATTGCAGCGCTGGTTAAAAAGCAACAAGCTAAACCAAAGGCAAGCAATGGTTAAAATCAAAACAGCTGACATTCTCACCATCAATATTGATGAGAAAATACTGCCCTTCATTGTGCAAGACCTTGCAAATATCATCGGCCTGGCTGACACGTTGAAACTGGTTGATCACTATAAAGGCACCAGCATGTGGGTGCCGGCAGAATTCAAACCAGAGCATGTGCTGTGCAAGATTATTGGCGCTGAAAGCTTTATCAAACTTACTAAAGCCTATGGCGGTGAGGCGCTGGAGATCCCCAAGTGTGAAGATGCGCTGCGCGCGGTGCGTAATGAAAAAATACGGCGTAGCGATAAATCACAAAGCCAGCTAGCGCGTGAATGGGATGTGACCGTGCGGTGGATCCGCGAGCTGCAAAAAAATATGGATTGTGACGAGGTGCAGGAAAATCTGTTTTAATATCACGTTGTATTTTAAAGGGGGCAGATATGAAAAGGTTGATTTTAATAAGTACAGTGGCATTAATCTTCACCTCGTATGGCTATGCAGACCAAGAGCATTGTGAAGTAATGAGTAAAGGGGCGCATGGCTTAGAGTTTATCGAAGTCCCATGTAAAACGATGGAGCATAAAATCCCATGTGCTAAAGAATGGACAGATGAAAATGGTTCATGGCACTCTGAGGAAAGACCTTGTGCGCCAGGAGAGCAGAAAACTGTTGAGCAAGTAGATAGAGAAGAATCTGCCGCACAGAAAAGAAAATGTGGAAAAGACTTTAGGGCACTTCGAGTAGGGATGAAATTCTCACGATTTGAACAGTGCAATGAAGAGCCTGAATTTATTACAGACACTATGACAACTAGTGGATTAGTTGAGACTTATCGAGGTACTTTTTATATTATAAACGTGAAAAATGATCGTATTATTTCTTATACAAGACGCAGATACTAAAGGGGGTAAATGTGAATAAATTTATTTTAGTAGGTGTAGTAGCGCTAGCCTTAATTGGGTGTGGTGATCAGGAAATTCAATCAATTCCGGAGGAAAATGCAGAAAATATAACACCGTTATTTATTACAAATGAAAATTTAAAAGAAGTTTCACTCGATGTGGTTTTTGGTTGGCAAAGCAACTTTATGCGCAGTGAATCACAAAATGCTTTGATGCAAGTGACTAAATTGCAAAAAGTGCTAAAGGCATGGCCAGAGGAAAAGCAGACAAATACAGAGCCTTGTTATATGCAGTTGAGGAACGAGACGGCGAGAATATTAAATTTAATTGATGGGATAGATGCGCCAAAAGATTCAAGCGAGCCTGACTTTAAATATGAATGCAGACAGTCAATCAGCTATAAATATGATGAAGCTAGAATAAATAATGTTTGGAGTAAATTTTGATGGTTTTTTATTCTAAATAATGTAACTTTATAATAATAACGCCCCAAATTCCGCCCCGCTTCAGGGGCGGAACTGCTTCCGCATTACCCCACCCCTCGCGCGCGCGTAAGCTGTGCGCATGACTACCACCAATCAATTCACTACCAGCCAGCGTGGGCGTGACCTCATTAAAAAACATGAGGGCTTTGCGCCTAAGGTTTATTTATGCCCGGCAGGCAAGCCGACCATTGGTTATGGGCATGTGGTTAAACCTTCCGAGCGTTTTGGTACGCTGGATGCTGCCCAGGCGAATCTGCTGCTATCTGCCGATTTGCGTGTTTATGAAATATACCTCAATGGCGTGTTGGCACCTTCTCGCCTTAAAGCCCCTATCAATCAAAATCAGTTCGATGCCTGCGTGAGCTTTTGTTACAACTTGGGCATGGGCAATTTTGACAGCTCTGCCTTACGTAAAAAAATACAAGCTGGTGATTTTGATGGCGCCGCTGCTGAGTTTGCAAAGTGGAAATTTGCCACAGTCAATGGCAAAAAAGTAGCGCTGCCGGGGCTTTTAACCCGCCGACTCGCTGAGTGTGCGCTGTTCATGGAGCCTTTATGACTAAATGCTGGTACAAATCAAAAACTCTGTGGTTTAACGCGGCAATAGCCGCGCTGGCGGCGCTTGAGGCCAGCGCTCAGGTGTTGCAGCCGCTGGTGCCTGGCAATGTGTACGCCTACGGCATGATGCTGCTCTCTGTTGGTAATGCTGTGCTACGTATTGTTAGCGCAGAAAGGCTGACGCTCAAATGATCACTGACTGGTTTAAAACCTTGGTATTTCCAGCGCTACCTAAATGGCTAATGCCTGTTTTATTGCTGGCTATTCTCGTCGGCATGCTGTTCAAGGCATACAGCTTTGGCGTGGATGTTGAGCGTGGCCGCAATGCTATTGCAGAAAATGCAAAGGTGGCTGCACTGGGTGAAAGGCTGCTGAAACTGCAAAACGAAAAGCGTGACCAAGAGCAAAAGCGCGTTAAGGACATGGCAGAGTTAACGCTTAAATTCAATCAGGAGACTCGTAAAAATGAAATTAAAGCCAATGCTGTTATTGCTGATTTGCGCGCTGGCGCTCTGCGCTTGCGCATCCCAACCAAAATGCACCCCACAGATTGTGCAGGTGGAACCAGCCAGGCTGGCGCCAGTACCAGCGGCAGTAATGCAGAAACAACAGCCGAACTTTCTCAACAATCTGCTGAATTTCTTATCGGACAAGCCCGCCTCGCCGACCAAGTAACCGAGCAGCTGAGTGCATGTCAGGCGATTCTAATCGCTGATAGAAAGATTGATTGATGGATCAGTTTGACCGTGCTCAAGAGCTTGAAATGATTGCCAGAGAGCGTGCCA